TCCAAAATAGCAGTAGCTGCTGCCCCAACATGTGTAGGTGTTTTGAATGTTACAGTTGGAGTAGTTATATATTCTCTACCTGAGAAAGTTAGTGTTGTAATTCCAACAGAACTTATAGTATTAATTCCTGCTGTTGCAATAGCACCAGAACCAGTATTACTGACAAAACTAACTGTAGGTGCTTGAGTATAACCTGCACCAGGATTAATTATCCTAATTTCTCTAATAGAATAATCTCCACTGCTAAGTTGAGTTGTTATCGCAACCGCAGTAGCATCTATTCCAGTACCATCGTCTGGTGCTGGTGATATTGAAACTATAGGAGTTGATTTATATCCAACTCCTCTGTCTATTAGAGTTAGTTTATTGACAGCACCACGTTTTACTACTCCTGTTATTGCCGTTGCCGTTTGACCAATTCCTGCCAAATTTAGAGATAGAATATATCCGTCATCCTCTGCAGTATCATCAATATCTGTAATTCCGGTATCAATAACCTCGTCTGCATATTCAAAAATTTCACATCTTAGTTCGTAGACATAATTTTCTCTTAACTGATAAAAGTTTTTCTCATGCTCAACATATTTAATTTCAAAGATGGTGTCTGATAATGGAAACCAAATTAAATCACCTTCTTTTGGTCTAGAAGATAATTTATAATTATTTGCTGTTTGTGCAGCAGTCATCAAAGGTTTGATATAATTCTCATATCTTTCCTTTGAAATTATTAAACTTAACTCATCAGTGACTCTTACACCAAATTTACTCATTAAGTCCTGACTTCCACCAAAACCATCATAGTTTTGTACATATGCCTCTATTGGATATGCATCTTTAAATTCAGATTGAATTACTTCTCTAAGAATAGTAGCAGTGTTGGCATATTCTCTTGGTATATAATAAACTTCTACACCATATATTTTTAACTGCTCATTAATTAAACTTTGAACAAGATTCTGTTCTCCTCTTGTTCCCTGCTGAAAAAATGGATTTAATGCCATAACTATTAACCAATCATATCTAGGGGTGGTAACTCATGATAACTGCTCATTCTATTCTTAATATCTTCAATTTCTCTCAATGCATCGTCATAAATTTGTCTTCCATTAAGTTCTATGCCTCCAGGAAGTTTGACACCTTGGAACTTAATAAGGTTTTGTCCCCACTGTCTTTTTATTAAAGAAGTTAAATATTCTTTTAAGAATGAATCATTATAGACAGCAGTAAAACTAGCTGGATCAATAATCTTAAAGCACTCTAGAACAATATAATCATCTTTATTGTAACTTGCCCAGTCGATGTCAAGATATAGTCTATTCTGTCTCTTGTTAAATCTTATTTGATTTGTTGGAGTTAGTAAATGATCAATATCTTCCAGTCTACTTTTTGTCATTGAATAACTTAATAATTCACTAGATGCAAACCAGTGAATATCATTCAAAAACATTTGATATTTCAAATTAAACATTCCACTAGAAATTGTGGATTTTTCAAATTTAAATACTTTTTCAACTCCAATAATACTATTAGGGACTTGAATGAAATTTGCTGCTTCTGTCCAAGTATAGTTTCTAGATACTCCTACAGTAGAAGTAGCAGTAGATGAAATAGTAGTATTTCTTGCTTGATCGATTTCAGTTTGATTTATTTGATGCTTTAAATAAGTTCTCTCAACACCATCAAAATGACGTTCTTGGAAATACTGTAGTGCGTCATCAACTAAATCATCTATTTGATCATCATCGACATTAATTTCTAGCACAGGCGCACCCAATCTACGCAAACAATAATCAATTAATTCTTGCCTAGTAGACGGTTTTGCCATTTTAACCTATTAAGTACCTAGTTATTTTTATTTAGAAGATCACTCAAAAGATCTGTAATCTTATCCAATTTTTCTTCAAGTTTATCAATTCTTTTTTCTTGATTTTTAATTTTATTCACCTGCATTTGATAGTTTTTAAATGCTTCCATATCAACATTCACAATTGAATTTGATTTTGGATCTCTTCGTAAATTAGAGTGACCTTCTACTTTTATCATGATAAGGATATTGCTCTTAGATTTCTCAATTTGGGTACAACAGAAGAATTTGTTGTAGTCATAATAATTTTAATTGCATAAGAGCTAAAAGTATCAGCATTCTTAAGTGTATATTCATGCTGTTTATATTCACCATCTTTGCTGAAGTTCACAAAGGTGTCTTCTGTTCCATCGTTATCTTCAACATTCACAACATTTCCAAATAAATCTAGATTATTATATCCAGGGAATAATACAAATTTACTATTATTACTATCACTATCAATTAGTTTGTACAATACTCTAATATCAGTTCCTTCTGGTTTATAGGCATCAAATATTACTTTCAATCCAGAAGAATTGATCTGTAAATCAACAGTCTTAGAAATATAGACAGATTCATTAGGATCTTGATCTAGTGTATTAACTCTAGAATCGGTCTTATAGTCAGAAATTGGATTGTTAATATTATTACTAGAAAGAATAACAGAAGCTCTATCTAAATCAATCACTGGTGATAAATTCTCATCATTTGTAGAAAGATTGAGTCTTAATACAAATGACTTACTTCCAGGTAATGTAGAAAGATTTTGGAGTTCATTAGCTCTAGTTGCAATCATTCTTACAGTATCAAATTCAGTTGTTTGATTCAATGTAACTTCTTCAAACCCATTATCATTATAAGAAAGTTCTAATCCATCTTCTGATGTTCCAGTAATAGTTCTAACACTAGAATTTACAGAACATGAAGTTGGAATAAAGGTTTGAACATTTGGAGTAACAGAGTTATAAACGATGTTTTGAGTGGAGTTGACTTTTGAACCACCAAGATCTTTAGACTCTTTGAAGAATAATTCTGGGAGAGTTCCACTCGCAGATCTATCCGTTCCATTTGTATCAATACCAACCTTTAGATAATACTGATTACCAGTATTAGACTTTGTAGTAGTTACATCATTTAAATCAAATTCAGTATTCAATCTTCTTAGTGAGATTAAATTATTTTCATACTTATAAACATAATCACCAGAAGTATGAGAGACTGCTTGAGTTCCATCTACTCCTCTAGTAACTCCTGTTAGAGTTCCTGAAGATTCTGCTGTATATGATATTAACTCACTGCCAATTTTAATGTATCCTGGATTTGTAGTAGCAACAGAAACGTTTTCAAATGTACCAAAATCAGTTCCAGAAGTTAGATTTATAGTGGTAGCATCAGCAGCAATAGCACCCGATAATGTGGTTGGATCATAACTACTTCCAATATCACTGATTGTTACTTTATTAATCTTAGAATACATTCCATGATTCTTATGGTTTACTAAGAAATGTAGTCCATCCTCATCATTTTCAAACTGAGTAATAGTATCTGGAATAATATTTTGTGAGAATGCTGAGGTTGTACCAGTAGAAACATTTCTAATTACTAGATTTCCACTAGAATTAAATCTATCCTGAATATCATCAACAACAAAAGATGTAATTTCACTTCTAACCCCAACATTAAACTGGAAATTGATTCCAGTATTTCCAATCGTGGCAGTTAGTACATCATTTTTTGCATAATCTTGACCACCATCATACACACTAATTGTACTTATAGATCCAGAATCTACAGTAACTGTGGCAGCCACTCCACTACCACGTCCACTCAGTGATGTAAATGTTACTGCAGAGTAAGTCTGAATTCCTGATGTAGGAGTTAGTCCTGTTCCAACTTGAGAAACAACTAATCCAGTAGTTCCCGTTCCAACAGGTCCTAAAGTATTAACAATAAATCCTGTTGCATTGAGATTATTTGTTTGAGAAATCTGTAATCCTAATGTTGCAATACCTACTGATGTTATTGGAGAAGTAAGTTGCATAACTTGCTTATTGGACTTAACAACTAAAGGATTAGGTGTCAATATGGGTTTTTGATTATTTCCAAAATCGAGAGTTGGATTATAGAAGGAAAGTGCTCCAGAATTTTGAGTGAATTTTGCCTTATTTACTTTAAACTTTAGATTAGCTAAGTCATTTCTAACTCTATTGATGTTTCCAGGAATATATAACTCACCAACAGAAGAAACTTTATTAACAGACTCTCCAGTGTTCAAATCAACAGTATTATTGTTAAATTGAGCATTATAAAGTTTATATTGATCGGAATCTGTAGTTATCATCAATGAGTAAACTCTCCCACCTTCAAGGAAAACTGGAGATTCAAACTCAAATGTAGTCGCAGTTGTAGAATTTGCAGAAGTAGTAATTCCTGCTGGATAGATAGTTTTCTTGGATAATGGAATTGACACTGATGTTGGTAATTTATCTCTTACAGATCTAATGTCTAAGGTGATTGGAAGAGTATCATCTTTAGACTCAAAGAATAGATCTACAGAAGTTGCAAATATACCTGTTGGTTGCTCGACGGCAAAAAGTTGTGCTAGAGGATTTGCATAACCATTATTAACTAATAGATTATTTGCAAATGTATTATTTTCAAATACATTTAATACATTTCCTCCAGAAGCAGTATTAGCCCTATCAAATAATTTTTCGTATCCAGTAGATCTGGTAGAAACAATATCGTTTTGATATAGTGGAATATCTCCCGAAATTGAGAAAACTTTTTCTGCAAAACTTATTCCACTTAATGCAGAATATTCTTCATTAAATTTATCACTTGTAATCTTTAAGGTTTTTCTTCCTGTTAAGAAAACTTTACTAGATTCATCATAGCTAGGAATGTAAAAGGCACCTTGGAGAGATCCACTAACGTCAGTAATTAATCTGACGGTTTTTACAGTTGCTTTTGCTCCACTACTATTTCCAATTAAAGTCATACCCTCAACAATATATCCATAATATTCTGGAACCATCATTGAAGAGAGACTATTCAAATCAACATTTAAAACTGTTGATGTCTGAGAATAATTTGATTGTAAAATTGAATTATTATATGGATTGCTTGTATAGACTTCTGATGGTGAATCATATGTTCCAGACTTGTGATTTGCAGACGCAGCTCTGCAAGAGAATCTAGCATTTGACTGCGTAGCATTCTCCGAAGAGACATATCCAGAAATTTTCTCACCGACTGAGAAAGATCCCGAAATCATTGTAATTTCGACGAACTTAGGAATTACAAATCCAGATAGGGAGATTTTATCTAAGAAAGGATAGAATCTTGTAGATGGTTTTAATGAATCACATATAAAAGTGAAGTTTCTTCTTCTAGAATAAGGAACTACTTCCTTATTAAAGATTTTCTTCTCCACACTCTTAGAATTCTGTGTGTTTATTTGAGAATTTAGAGTTATGGACTGAATATTATTGGTATTATTTGTATATTGTGTATTTTCAGATTTTTTCCAGAAATATGGATCAATTTTTCCATTATAATTCTTTTGTTCTTCAATTTTACCCCTTCCAGTCCAAAAATCTTTCCATGAATAAAATCTATTTTCATAGAAATTACTATTTTCTACACCAGAGTAGAACTGTCTATTGTA